CTCGTCCTCTGCAAGTCCGCTTCCTGCAATGCATACCGTGATTCTTGCGATAGGTCCGTCCTCGTTGTTCCATATCTCGATTGCTCTGCTGTTATCTGCCTGGTATCTTGCCACCTGCAGGAAGCAATCTTTATACACCGCCCACTCTGTCCTAACCTCTAATAATGTCATATTACTTCGTCTCCTTTCCTGTGATGATATCGAATGCCTCTTTGAGGATTGCCAGTTTTCTTTCTGCCTCGGTCGCTCTCTTGAGTAATTCCTCAATTTCTCCCGCAGCCTTATTTCTCATCAATCCCATCTGAGCATTCATGCTATTAAGAGCCAGTCCATCATCTGAAATCTGCTTTTTAAGTTCATTAATCTTGGTGCAATACTGAGCATCCATTCTGTCGTAGTCATTCTTCTCTTTTGCAAGCTCTGCCTCGAGTTCCTCGATTCTTCTCGCACGGAGTCTCATCAGTCTCTGAATGCCACCTTGCTTTTTCCATGTCTTGCAGAACTCGTCTTTGTCGATGTCGCATCCCATGTACTCTGCTTCAATTTCTCTGTATTCTGCCTCAGTCGGCTCAAACCCTGTTCTCTCGATAAACTCTGATTTCATCATATCTGTTGTCCTCCTACGCCATCTCTAAAATTCTCTCTACGTCTGATCTTCTCTGACGCATCATCAACATTGCTGTCACTTTGTCAATCTGACCGGAAGTGAGGCTTACGATGAAATCTGCCACCTGGTTGTGCATCTTATACACTTCCTGGTACAATCTGTCTGCCTCAGCCTCGTAGCTGTTTGACTTTTCCATATCCAGGTGTTCTTCTTCCATCCAATACTCTGACTGGTTCTCGGCTTCTTCCATTTCAGCCTCTAAAGTTCTTAACTTCTTCAATACTTCCTTCATACAAATACGCTCCTTTCAAATTTGCGAACTGTGTTTCACGTGAAACACTCATTTGCGAGCTGTGCAGGTAAAAAAATTTACCTAGAACATTTTTTTCATTTCCTCAGCCTTCTCTTCGAGGCCGTTGCTTTCAAGAATCCAAAGGTCAAATCGAACTGCCTCGTCGGTGAGTTCGCAACCGCAGTCACTCAGACTGTAAAGCTCGTCGATGATTTCACCCACCATCCAGTTATTTCCTGCAGCTACCATAGCTGTTGCAATGCTCTGAACTTTTGCCTGGCAAAATCTCCATTCATCTGAATACAGGTCGCATTTCTCTCTTTCTTCCAGTGCTTCTCTATAATCTTCTCTGTTATACATAACCACTACCTCCGTGTGTTTTATTTGTTGTTTGATTATGTATATATTATACTTCGCAACTGCGTATTTGTCAATAGGTTTACTTCTAATTTGCGTATTTTATTAAAGTTTTTTTACAACAATCTCGTAACCTAGAGCTGTTACCATCTTTGAGAAGCTATCGTATCTCATGCTCTTAGCGTTTCGGTTGAGAGACTGGCTGATGTTCTGTCTCGTAATCCCCATTCTGTCCGCTAAATCCTGCTGGGTCATTTTCTCCTCGTCCAGGATGCAGCGGATCGTCTCCTCTGCATTCGCCGCTTTAATCTCCATCTATTTTCTCCTTTTCTTCTGTCTGACTGTTACTCTTGCCTTTGCAACAAGCACGCCGGTCTTTGTTCTTTCCGGATCAGCGAACCTTAACTGGCTTCTGTTCATTTCCAGGTTCTCTGCATTGTCGATCAGTACCAGGTTTTCTATGTCGCAGTTGTCCTTGTTTCCGTCTAGGAACGATACCATCTTACCTTCGGGAACTGGTCCGTTGTGTTCTTCCCATGCTGCTCTATGAACAAACTCAAACCTCTCCCATTGCGGACCGGTTTCTTTAACCTTCCGGATAAGATAGCCGTCTGTCGTATGCGTGTACTCACCTACTTCCATGTGGTTTGCCGGGACATCACCTTTCTTAAACATCGTTGCCCTGCACTTCTCATATTGTTCCTGGCTCATTGGCTTTCCCTTGTTGGCTGGAACGTGTCCTTTATCAAACCTGCAGTCAACACCGCTGATGATGTCATGGTTCTTCTTGTATGCCCTGCACTGTTTCTCACTGAACTCTATTCCGAAATGCGCTGACACCAGTTCTGCAATCTCCTTCGTCTTTCTCCCTGCCGCAATGCTCCGAATGTAACTTTCCATTCCTTCCGGATATTTGAGAGAGTACCCCTTCGGAAACCCTCCGGCAGTTCCACTCTTAATGCCATATCGGTTCTTCGCATTCTTTATCACCGCATCAGAAAATACCATTCCGTACTTCTTATCGAACCCCTGTTGATTTATCAGCTCTGTAACCTGTTTCGTGGTTCTGCCTGGAACATTCTCACGCAGCCAGGCAATCACTTCTTCGGGCCAGCCTCTCATTTATGGTTCGCCCCCCCCCGCATGAACTTCGAGCATTTCCGGAACCGCCTTCTGTCTTTCGTACCCATACTCGTCCATGTGCTTCATCGCTTTGTACTGCAGCTCTCCGTTTTTGATGATCTGCTCGCTAATGTCGCATATAGCATCAGTTCTCTTCAACTCACTTTCCAGCTCTTCTCCTGTAAGATCATCGTCTCCCAGCTTTTCCAGCTGAGCGAACAGGTGGTTATTCAAGTCTCCTAATGTATTCTTCATATTGTCATCTCCTTCCTTGCTTCGCCTACCGCCAACTCCATCGTTGTATTGAACGGCGTGTTGCAATCCTCCATCTTATCGAATAATTCGACTGCCTTCTGCAGGAACTCTTCGCTGTCTACCAGTTCCTCGTATTTTTCTTCATCCAGGTTTCCGTTTTCAAACAACCCCTGCAGATAATTCTTTACATCCTCTGTTCTGTCGTTCTTACTCATTGCTCTGCTGATCTCGCCCATAAGTGCCTCGTTGATTACTGCAGGCTCTTCCGTGATGTAGAACCTTGCGTTGCCGCTGATACCTCCGCTGATTTCGTACCTAGTGTCTGTATGCTCTTCCATCAGAATGCTACCTTCAATGCTCACATACTCCTTTGCCTGGGTGTCTGCTATCTGATCCAGTCTATCAATCAGCTGTTTCTCGTCACTGGAAATCGCAACCACAGTTACTCCAATGTCGTCCGGACATTCCCAGCATCCAGCTAACACAAATAAATTTACTGTTTTATTCATCCTCTGCCTCCTTCCAGTCGCCTGCAATCTCTGCGACCGTTCTCTCCAAAATCTTGAACTTCTCCGGATCAATCCAGCTCGGTATCTCTCTGTTTCTTGCTCTTTCCTGGTACCGGTTCAAGCACAACTGCTTTACTGGTACTGGTCTGCCTATCTGAACAAACATACCTCTCTGCTTGTCCCAGGCAAATGCTCCGTACTCCACGTTTTCAACTGCAGCTTTCATAGCCTCTACTGCCGCATCCAATGCTTCCAGCTCTGCCGGACCAGGTGGCGCCTCTTCAATGTTCCGGATATTATGCAGGTACGTTTCCAGTACCGCCGCATTTTCTCTATATGTCATATCATCACCTACCATTCAATCGGATAGCCGGTCAGATTTTCGCACTGCTCCAGCTCTTCTGTGAACATTGATTCGTATAACTCCTGCAATTCAGACTTGCCTCTAAAATTGGTGTCCTGCAGATTTATCCAAAAGCTGAAATCCTGTTCCGGGTTCAGTCTTTCCAGGTTCCCTCTTAATTCAAAGTCTGCCTCGGTCAGCGGCTCTGCTGGCAAGCTGGCTATCTTTTCCTCTCTTGCCTTGGTAAGAATATATCTGCCTTCTTCAAATACCTGCCGGATGATATTGTTCATCGTCAGTTCTATGCCCTCTTCTCGCATTCTACCTATCACTGCATACATATCGCATTCCGCATCGTCTAACAGTCTCAAATCATCTATTCCACAGTCGAACACTGCTCTTACTAATTCTGTATTCATTCTGCATCCTCCTCTTCTTCCGGGTGCCAGTGATACTTGCAATCCGGATTTTCACATCTACCATTCCACATCGTACTGCCGCATTCCGGGCAGGTGGTCGCTTCGTATGGTCCTCCACCTAACATCTGATCCGCTCCTTTCTACAAATACGAACAGCCGTACCTCTTTCGGAAGGTCTCCCTGCCGCCCTTGTGAATAATCTGCTTTACCTCGCCTTCTTTCCGATCCGTATCGATTATTCGCGCAAATTCGTCTGCCTTCTGCAGGGCGTATTCTTTTTCCCAGGCCAGCTGTCCGATAATCTTTGACATTCTCTCTGCCATCGGGTTTCCGTGTATTCTCATTAGGATTTCTCCCATATTGTGACAGTTGTTACATACCGGCACTTTCAATCCGTCCTTCTCGCTCAGTTCTCTACCGGCGGTACCGAACACCAAATGATGCTCAGCTTCCGACGGTCTGCCGCAGATGAAACAGATTTCCGGATAGTCTGTCACTATTCCTTTACTCACCGCTTACACCTACTTTCTGTTTCCAACTCCAACGATTACCAAGAACGTAAATACCACTAATGCTGCCATAGTCTCGCCTCCTAACCGTAAATTATTTCTCCAAACAAAGCGTACTGAATGATTGCATCCGCAACCTCCGCATCTACCATACCGCAATCAATATGTAATTCATGATCGATCACCTCGAAAATATCACTGCTCTTAGGCTGTTCTGCATACGCTCTAATTCCCTGCAGGAGTTTCACCTTTGTTAATTCATACGTCGCATCTTCCTCGTTATCGTGAATGAGGATTGAACCGCCTTTTGAGATAACATCGCTTGCAAAATTAAACTCTATCCCACACCTTGGCTCTACTTTATCAACCCAGTAAGTAATTCCACCTTCCAGTGCTGACACCATGATGTCGTCTATGTCCTCTTTAGATATAACAACCGTCGCAATAATCTGAACCCTGTCGTACTGCTCCTCTATCTCTTTTTTCTTGAAATGTGCAATCAGTTCTGCCATAACTCTGCCGGCTTTTCTAGCATTCCAGCTCTCGTTTGTTTTTCCTTCGCATAATCCCTTTGCGATTTCCAATGACTCCATAATTTCTTTTGCACTTCTCATACCTTCTCTTCGTCCTTTCTCGCTTGTTTTATTGCTTGCGCAACTCTTTCTTCATATCCAAACTTAAAATTCACGCCTGCGTCTATAAACGCTGTTAAAATGCTTTCCTGCACCGCCTTGACTGTCGCCCAGTCCGGTTCGTCGTCCTGCGTTCTGATACCGAACTGAACCATGTAGTCCTCGATCACGTGCCACAACTCATATTCCAGCTCATCCATACATCCGAGTGCCGATACATCCACGACCGCCGGTGCTGTTATTTTCTTTCCGTCTGCCAGTTCCAGGTCTACTGTGTCAATATCTTCTCCGAACTCACCGCCTTTCTTGTGGTGTGCCAGGATGTCGCCTGCAAAGTCATAGCCTCTGTCGATCATAGCCTCGCTGTTGTCGTCGTACAGTCTGAAACATCCGGCCAGTTCGCCCTTCTCGTGTCTCTGCAGAACTTCTTCCCAGGTCAGCTTTCGCATTCCCAACCAGGTGTAACCCATTATTCATCGCCTCCTTCATAATCTGCCCCGCAATACGGACACTTCGTTACTCCGTAGCAGTTAAACATCTTTCCGCATTCTTTGCAGGTATCTAACTCTCCATTTCTCTGCCAATCTTCCAGCAAGCTACTTACGTGCTGCCAGTCCAGTGCCTCGAAAACTTCCTCTGCCAAATCGTCCTGCTGGTTGCACTCCTGCAGGATGCTGTTTCTCGTGTACACCGTATCGGATAATTCCGGGATGTAGCACGGATCATCCGGTCTGTGGTAAAACGCATCTTCGTCTTTGAAGATATGCCCCTGTCCGTAGAACTCACGGACGATCTTCTCGCCTTCTCCGTTTTCATCCGGCGGCGTGTAACTGCCAACCAGTACCGGGATGTTTACTTTCTGCAAGGCCTGCGACAGTTCCAATATCATGCCGTCAATGGCTTCTGCATCCTTTACAAGCTCCCTTGTGGAAGGGACTCCACTCGTTCCGCTTCTCTTGGCTTCTATCCACATTTCAATATGCTCGTCGATGTCGAAATCTTCGTAGTAGGATTCCAGGCTGTCCTTGAAACTATCTGCCTGGTTCTCTTCATCGAAATCAATCACCATTGAGAAATCTTCGCCCGCAGGTGACGACTGCCCGATTTCAACATAGGTTCTTCTACTGCCCGGCTCAATGTAGGCTTCCCAGTTCCACCCCATTTCTTCTGCCTTGTCGAGAAGCATTTTCAAGCCTCTCGATATGTCCTTGTATTCTTCCATGT